AAATAAATTAATTAAAGTACACCGGTTATGCTAACTCGTTTTGAGTCTCGCGAAATGTTTCAAGAGCATCAAATACTCGAGTTGACTCACTTGAGTAGATGATCCAGTTACCATACTCTTGACGAGCGAAGTCATTGACGTATTCAAATCCACCATAATATTTAGAACTACGATCGTCAACTTTATTGATGATGATATAATCAAAGCCATCTGTGTAAGCATAGCCAAAAGATCTGCGATCTAAACCAAAAGCTTCTGGTTCAGCTTTAGTATAATCAGAACCATTGAGCATAATCTCAAAGTCACGATCAAATTTATTTAATAAGTTATACATAATTAATCTCTCCGTTATCAATTTATATAACCATTATACCAAATAAGCTATTTAATGTACATAGTTAAATAGCTATATAAATCAATAACTTATGAAAAGAATGATTCTAGTCCGCCGGGGATTGGCTTGGGAGCATTCCAATCAGCTCCAGTCCAATAGGGGTATGACGCCCGGGACAAGTGGACAGACTTTGGCTTCTCCATCTTCTCAAAGTCTAGTTCGCCCTTAGAGTTCAATAGACCTGAGGTCCATTCATATACCTCATGATGGTCTTTGATGTATTGGTTGAATAGTTTACGACGACCTTCACGTTCATCCCATGTACCATAGAACGGTGTACCTTTATAATAGCCAGTCTTTGGTAATACACGTGATTCATTCTCAATAGGTAATAGTTCCCATATCGTAACGTGTGCTCCATATACCGTGCTAATCCTTACACATTCTTCTACATACCTCTTAGCGAGGTCTAGTGTATGTTCTTCAGGAAATCTCATGAGATGATGACGTACATCGATGTTACCAAAGTATGTCTCGATCGCAGTGTATTCTCCGACTGGTATGAATGACTCGAACCCCATCTTTAATGCGCCATGTAATGTCTTAAATGGTGTAGACACATTCATCCACCCTGGACGATACATACATATTGCGTGTGAATCTCCTATAGCAATCTTAGGATACTTCTTAGCGAGATTAGGATCAAGCGTCTTAGCTTGCTTTTGTATTAGTTCAAGGTTACCCCAATTGATTTGTAACCAATCTTTGTTTAGCTTCTTGCCTTCCTTACGTGCTTTATCTACACGTGGATATAACATACTATGATAATCAGGCATGTCGATAGCAAGTGACCATACTTCACCGTTGAAGTTAGATAGTGCTATGATGTACTCGATGTTTGCATAGTTCTCTAACCCACCGAATAGGTTGAGTGATCCACCCCAGTCGTTACCATGATAGAGAGCAACTATATCATATTCATTATAGTCGTATAGTTGTTTACCAGTCATGTGTACAGTCACATCGTGTCCTGCATTCCTTAATTGGTCTGCATAGATTATGCCTTGTGCGGCTTTATGCGAGTGTATCTTATTGGAAACTGGCGAGAGTGGCTGTGTTAGTAATACTTTCATCTTTTTTCCATTTTCTATATGAGTCTGTCTTATCTATGATACTATAATCGTTTAATACTGGATCTGTGCCTACGTTCCACATGAGGATGTTTCGTCCAGTGTTTTTAGGTATGTACTTCCAAACCTTAGCATCGTATGTTCGCACTGTTGGGAATGGTGGTAAGTTCTCTAGTTTTTCTGGTGTTGCAAATTCTAATGGCTCTGATATAAACTCTGCACGGCCTAACTCTCCAGCTTGTAAGTTACGGGCTACTGCGACTGAATGAAACTTAGCATTTGGCCATGCTATCTGTAATGCTCGTGATAGTACACCAGTACTTATAGCTACATACACTTCATCTGGTTCAGGGATGCGTGATGCAGCATACACGATACCTGCAGTTGCTAGTTCATGCTTCAAACCAAGTGGGATGAACGCATAACCATTTTCCTCAGCGTATTTTTTAGCAGCGAGGTTTAGGTTAGGCATCGCTGCTATCCGTTCAAAGTGTACCTCTGCTCCACGTTCAATACAACATGCTTGATGTTGTGATATCTGTTTGGATGATGGCATAAACAACACGATCTTTTTACCATGTATCTTTGCTACATCACATAGAGATACGCCAGCAAGTCCGACTCTTGGTTGCACATAAACTAATGTATCGTTTGGGATCTTGGCTGCAAGCAGATCACCAGCTCTTGTCTTTGTACCTACAATCAAGTCATCTCTAACGACTCGTACACCTTCGTGTTCGATGACAACCGGATCCGGATTGTATGGTGTCCATCCTTCAGTTAAAGATAAGTAGTATGCTTTGGCCTCGGGCCATGTCATCATGCCTACTTCTTTGTTTACACCTTCAACGAACGTTCTCATTCTTTTCTCAAGCTAAAGGTTTCAGGGAATATCCAATTATATGGTATACGTTTTGTAGGTGATTTAACACCGTGAGATATAGCGATATGTTTATAGAAGAAACAAGTCTTATCTTCTATGTTTAACATCTTCTGTTCTCTCATTGGATTACGTGGATCATCTCTTAACTGATGCATCTGTGCTAACCATAACTCTGCGTTCTTGTTCTTAGGTATGAACTGACCATCTGCATCGATCTCATATGATACTTTACCATTTAGGTTAACACCAAATAGCTGTGCCATCCCATCAAAGTGTCCTGTTCCACCGAACAATACTGACTCAGGATCTACGATGTCTGGATATGCCATAGCCATGTATCGTGCAGTGTTCTTGCATGGATACAGTGGACTTCTAAAATTTTGTTCTGTCTTAAAGTATGACTCTAATAGTTTAGCATACTCCATCATGGTGAATGGTCGACCAAGCATGTGTCTACGTTTTTCTAATACTTCCCACATTGCCTCAGCTGCTTTTTTAGGACCATCGATCAACCAATCTTTAACTAATGTGTTCTTAGGATAGTAGATTTGGAATAGATCGTTACGTGCATGTCTGTTCTCTTTAAAATGTTCTCTTAGATTCTCTGGACCCTGATACATCAACCGAGTTAGTGTACCCCAGTGTTCGTTACTAAATGAGAACGTAAGTGTATACCATAATCTTAATTTAGGATCTGTGACCTTCTTCATGATATCACAGAATGGATGTTCATGCCAATGGAGTCTATGTGAGAAGATCTGATAGTCTTCAGCTAACAATTGGTCTCTACGCAGATCAAACTCTTGACAAAACTCGAAGAACTTATCTAATCTTTTTTCGAGTGGCCAATCCTTCATCCAAGATTCTGTAGGCTTACCATCTTTTAATACTACAAGACTTGTACCTTTATAGGTAATGTTTCTGTATTCTACATTTTCAATGAATCGAGCTAGAGTATTTTGCATAATTCCTTATACTGTTCTACTGTCATGTTGTTTGCTTTAATGATAGTGTCATCTGATGGATGAGCCGTCATGTTATTAAATGTATCTATGAGACCAAGCTTGAGCATAGCTTCTTGTCTACCAAACGGGTGATCTTTAATACGACATGATGACCATACACTATCAAAGTCAAGATGATCGTAGTCGCATCCAGGTCTAACATAGTTTTCTACCCAACGGATGAAGTCGCAGCACACGTCTTCTGCATTGTAAGGATATGCACCAGTATCTCTATAGATCCGTTCCATAACTAGATCTAAGAATTGTTCTTGCTTCATCTTAGTTGATGGTTTAGCAAGATAAGAGATACACTCTACTGCATTTGTACCGTAGTAGAACGGTGAAGTCTTATCTACATACGTTGGATACCAATCTGCAATATCTGCAACTACTGCTGCATATTGGAAGTGGTACTGTCTTAGGTTATTCTTAACATTCCAATCTAACATGAATGAGCCGATCTCTCTTAATGATCGTTCACCACCAGATTCTAAATATTCTGCAAGTTCTCTTGCTAATCGTGGTGCATACTCTGATAGGTAATAATCTCCACCACGTTTATATCTTGAGCCAGCTGGTGGTTTTGGAAAAGCTGGGAACTGATATCCAACAGAAGTGTAGAAGGAGTATGGATAGTTGTTCACCATCTCGACCATGTCTTCAATAGTTTTACAGTTATGTAACGAGAATAGTAAGGTATTATGGTACCCACTAGGTTTTGTAGAATAGTTGATCGCAGAACCACACACACGATGTAGGATGAAGATATACAGCCATTCGGGCAGTTTAAAGTCTGAATGCTTGCCTGTCCAGTTTTTAGCTACTGTATCACGTTGATGAGTGATCTTACCAGCTTCCATCTTTTTCCAATAAGGATGCTGTTCTGTCCAGCCATAAAAGCAATCATTAACTATCTGAGAGAATCCTGCATACTTGCGTTCAACCACATCGTATAGTTCTACATGATGTAGTAGATCATCATTCATGTCTGACTGTGCATGCGGTATCATGCCGTATGGTGGTGCAAGAGATACGTTACACTTTTCTTGCTGATCCTTTGCAAGGTTAAAGTATCGGATGTACTCATCATAATATTTTGTTGTCTCAATCATTCAAGTAGTCTCTTAATCTCTTTAACATCTGCTCTTCATATTTAGGGTCATTTAAGTTTCTATTGCGTGGAGACGGATGATCTATCTTATAGTGCGGTATGTTATACTTCTTACATACACGCTCTACAAATCCACCTAATGCTATGATCTTTTTTCTACCATGTGTTACAGTATATAGCTTTTTATATTGTACATCTTTTATATCATAACTGTTGATCTTATCTGATATCACGTTATGAAATGCAAATGCATGTACGTCTACAACTTCTAACCATTTACTCAGACGTGCAAACGTCCCATTCTTAAACGGTTTAGTTTTAGAGGAGGGACATTGGCCTAAGATCAATATATCATTAGAGGTCTTGTGACCTTCAATGAAGTCTGGAACTGATTTCATAATATAATTATATCCCGTATGGGATTAAAAGTACAATTATTGCGCTTTAAATGCTGCGTCGTTTGCACCAGCAATAACGATACCAGAACCAAAGATTCTGTTATACTCGTCTGCTAAGTCTTGTTTTGGATAACTTGTGCTTGCGATCGCTGAGTGGTTTAATGAGATAGAACCATCAGCATAAGGCATGAATGGCGCAAAGCCTACTGACATTGCTCCTTCTTTTGCTTGTCTATAAATCAATAAGACTGCGTCTTTAATGACCATAGCACCTTCACCAGATGTGATCTGTGTACAAAGGATCTCTTCGCTGCTTGTTAATTTGATTAAAATAATTTTAGTGTCCGCCATCGTACTCATCCTTTAATAATGTAAATTCAATAAAATCTGCTGCTTGCTCTAAATTACCAAAGTGTTTCACAAAAAATTTATCAATGTCCATAAGATGATTACCTACGACTACGACACTCATGTTTTTAAGTACTGAAACCTTCAGTTGATAGTTTCCTCTCCGCAAAAACGGATAAGAGACTAAATCTTTTGTCAATTCATTCTTCATCATATATTTATGAGAGGGGAGATTGCTCTCCCCAACCCTTTAACTATCTTCTTCTACTAATAACTCTTTTTGTTTAGTTACTAATGTCAAATCATCTATGATCTCAATGTTACGAGGTTTCTTAGAGTCTGGAATAACATTCTCAAGAGCAATACGTAAGACACCATTTTGAAACTCAGCTGAGCCGACAACTTCTACGGTGTCAGCAAGCTTGATAGCCTTAACAAATGATCTTGTACCGATACCCTTGTGCAGATACTGTACTTCGGCATCATCAGGAATCTTTTGTCCTTTGATCTCAAGTAGCCCATCTTTAAGGGTGATAGTTACCTCTTGTTTATTAAAGCCTGCGATTGCCAATTCTACGATGTAGTTGTAATCGTCTACTTTAATAATGTTGTGAGGTGGGAATGTTGATGTTGGTGTTTGAGCATGCATTAAAGCGTCTAGCTCATTGATGATGTTGTCAAAACCAACTGATGATGGCCAGATAGGGCCAAATGATACGTTTGTTGTTCGCATTTATTTTCTCCTTAATTAAGCGAGTTTAACAAAATTACCTACCCCGAAGGCATAGGCGGTTAGTGAGTAAGCAGCCCATCCTGCTTTCGCTTACTGCGGAGGCGGAGATTTGTCAGGTCCGCCAATCTTATTTATAATCCGTCGGATTATCTTTTTAAACTTTTGTAAACGGGTAAGTGGAGGTGGAGGGCATCCTATGCCACATACTCTATCCCATTCCCTTTGAGTATACTTAGGCTGCGTCATCTATGATATCTTGTAATGCTTGATTGATTGGCTTGTAACCGTAATAGTGTAGCTTCTCAGATTTACGATCTAGGAAGTCTCGTCTCTTTTCTATGTCTCTTGCTCTATAAGCGGCTTCAATAATCATAGTATAACGATTACGCTCTCGCGTCTTTTCATGAGCTGTTAGTACTGCTGCGATGTCTATTCTTGGTAAATCAGCCTTCTTTTTGATGTGTTGCACACCATTCTCCTCCATAATAACGTTCAAGTTTACCTTCATTATTAAGTCTTTGATCACCATCTTTAGGGGTGTCAAGCTTAACCGACCAATCTATAGCATCAAACCCTTTATCAAATGCCTTTGAACTTGACTTAGATAAGATACTGTCTCCAGTAATATCATTTTTACTAACCATTATTTAGGCAACTTATCTTTTTTAGGTCTGCCTTTTGATTCTTTTTTCTTATCGCGGTTACCCATAATATTCTCCTTAATATAATTTTTTAGGTGGTTGAGTAGATGCTACCTTTTTCAACCAACGTTTCTTCGCTTGACTCTTAGCTTTTTTACGAGCAGTGCATGGCTTTTCATATTCCATACGTTCTCTTAATTCGATTAATAATCCAGAATCTTCTACTTTGTTTCTGAACTTACGGAATGCTTTTTCAAATTGACCTTCAGGTACGTCTACTGATAAACCTTGCCGATCTTCAGGTTTTGGTTTAAATCTTTTTTTAAACTCAGCCATTAATTATGCACCATCCATTTTGTTTAGTAATCTTCTCATGTTACTTCTCCTATTCATAACCCATTGTACCATATTTATTAATTAATGTACATAGCCCTGGGGCATTAAATTGTAACAAACCTTGTCCTGCATGGGTTACAAGATAGCCCGTTTGTCCCGCATTTTAAATCCTTTTTGAAGGACAAACTACTTCTTTTTATATGGACCGCGCTTCTTACCCAGCTGTGCTTTACTTACACTATTTGCTATCTTTTTCTTTGTATCTTCTGAATGCCAAGGTTGTCCATTAGACTTCCTAGATTCAGCATTATTTTTAGCGTGCTCAGCTGTTCTAACTTTACCTTTATGAGCTATAGATCTTTTACGATTAATCTCTGCCCATTTTTCTGGATCAGCTAACCATCTTTCAGTTCTTTTTTCACAAGATTCTTTCATTTTAATAATAGATTTTTCTGAATGTTTAAAGCCTTTCATAGCATTACTTCTAGCTAATTGCTGTGCTTCGTAATTTGTCATTTGTCCAGATAAAGCTTGCCAAGCACAATAATCTTGCCATAAACCATATTCTTCGTATAACTTCTTATGAGCTTCAGCATGTTCTTCTACGGTTAGCTCAATAAGATTGGAAGGATCGTCTGATCCTCCAGCATGTTTGGGTACTATATGATGTTTATGTTTCATATAGTTATTTATACTAAATGTTATTTCAAAACCTAAATTGATAAAAATAAAAAGGGCCGAAGCCCTTTTTATCTATTTCGATTTTTAATTTCTAGTAGAAACAAACAATTACTTGTTCATTACATACATAGTAACTTCAACATTATGTTAACGGTAGGCTCTTTATCCATACCTTCAATATGTTTCCATATTGTTCAGACTATATCATCAAGAGATAAATCTCTTGTTGGGCGCTCTTGTCAGCCTCATCACTGGTCTAGTGGTACGCTGTTAGTCGTTGAACCTTCTAAATATTCCTACTTAGCTTGGCTGCTGATTGTCTTTAACTTAATAATAAGAGTTTCCAGCAATTCACCCAATTTTATTTGGACTTAAAACGTTAATCCAAAGCGCATTTCAGTAGCAGCTGGTTTTGTCCACATAGTAGTTCTCCTTTGTTTATAAAATATTACGTTTATAAACTCATGTCAGTAGAGATATCAATAAAGATAAAGGTCTACCTTGAGGCCTATACAACTTGTACAATTTTTCAATCATACAAATACATTAT